GGAGGTTCTACTCCTAAATAAGCAGCAGATAAGTTAAATGCTTTTTGTAATTTCTGCTCTAATTCAAGCGAAACCATCGAAAGCATGGAGTTAGTATCCACTCTGTCAAGTCTTCGTGCATCTGCCGACTCAGCGACAAATTTCTGTTGCGAAAGCGTACTAATGCCGAGCGTAGCCATCTGGAGTTGTAACTCTTGTATCTCTGCCGCTTGTGCTTCAAACGCACTGGACGCTGGCTCGACGTAATATACTTTGTTGCCAGGTTGGGTCGCCATTGCGTAGTTGACGCTGATTGCCATGTCTTTCGTTTGATCATCCCAACCTTCCATTACAAGCATCGGTTGTGACGCTACATGCAAACTATGTATTAAGTCAGCTTGTCTTTGGAAATGTGCAAGATTTAAGTAAGCAATATCTAACAAAGGTGGCTTACTTGTTAAAGTATCTGTCTTCCCTGCATAAATAGTTGTTAGAGGTATTTCACCTAAAGAGTAATCACCTGATTCTACTAATTCATAGTCATTATTGTTATCTGGGCCTTCAACATTTCCTGAATAAGTACTATCATTTACTGTATATAATGCCTTTTCAGCCTCTTTTTTACGGTAAATTCTGTATTTCCCAGGTTCGATTACTCTGACCTGATCGAAGACTTTCTCACCAAACTCTCCCGTTGGTACGATTGCCTTCTCAGCGATTCTTATTTGTATTAACTTACCGTAATTAGACTCCCTATCTAATCTCCAGCCATAAATATTTGCAGGATCAACCTCTATCCAGTAGGGTCTACGCCCTAAAGCTCTTTCTTCCGCTAAACTAACAGCTCCAGTAGGTGCAGGATAGTCAACAAGTACATGACTTTGCCCATAAGTTAACGAACAAAGTATTAATCTACGTGCGTATTCGTCTAAATCAGATCCACAACCATCAACATCTTTTATAAACTCTTCTGTCCAATAAGGATCACCCGTAATACTAATTGGCTTGCGTAAAATTAAGCCAGTAGCAGCCCTGACAAGCCTTTGCGTGTAAGGAGAAAAGACAGCTCGATCAACTCTTGCTTGATAAGCTGTGTAATCTTCTCTGGGCTCTAAAGGTAAGAACGCTTCGGAGTTATCTCGCAAGTATTCAGTCCCTAACGTTACCGCCTTCATAATTTCCCACCCTTTCACCATGTCCAATACAGCACGAGTGCGTGTAAAGGGGCTGTCAGTCCCACCAACAAAGGTAGAACTGACTATATTTGTGCGAATTGGGCCAGGAACGGCATAAGTCACGGCTTTTTCCTTTTGTGATTAACCCCTATTAAGCGGCAGAAGTAATTGCTCCAGTTGTTTGGAAGCTTACGCTTACACTCTGAAGATCGCCCGTGGAAGCACCAAAATCAGCACTCGTAACGATTCCTGAGAAAGAAATCTTCTTACTACCTGATGTATCTAGGAATAGCTCAAATTGAGCGTCACCAGCATCTTCAGTGACTAAAACATCACTTAATAAATTCGCTGTTTCATTACCTGAAGCCGCTGTATATAGGAAATCAACAGAACCAGTACCGGAAATCAATGATCCTACATAACTACGTGATGTAGCTCCATGCGCTGTGCAATCTAGTGTGTCCTTAGAAACACTTAGGCTCCATCCAGTCGTAGAAACAACAGCTTCAGTTGTACCTGCAGCGTTTTTGAACTTTACGGAACCTTCCTCACCACGGTGAAAAGCCATGATTAATTCACAAAAAAGAAAGTTATGTTAATAGTTTAACTTGTACTGTCTGTTTTTACAGGTTTTTGCACAGATCCCTTAGCTTTATTATCTAAATATTGCTGACATCTAGGATCCCATAGTGCCGGATTTCGTTTACCCTTTACTGCTTCAATAGCATCCAGTTGTTCTGTTGTAAGTGCCATAGTTACTTTTTCTTGGATTTAGCTTTTGAAGAAGTTTTCTTAGACTTCTTACCTTTCTTTACAGTAGCAAGATACCCCTCACAACGCTTACTAGCAGCAGATTTAGCCATACAATAAAACCTCCTTGTGATTAGTATATCCTGTATGTAGTCTGCCCTAAAGTTTCGGGTTTCGCCAAGTTGAATTGTTGAAGACATAGATAACCAAAAGCGTCAAACGCATGATCAACACCAAGATTCTTATTTGGTAATCCCGTATTAGGTGCGTATGTAAGAGTCCTTAAAGATTTGATTAACTCTTTGCAACGTGGATGAATAAATGTTCTTCTATCCCCGTTGGCATCGTATAAAGCTGTGTTCACTGCTGTTATTTTGTCTCGTATTTTCCACGGAGCCTTTGGAGCAGAAACATTAAAACCACTCCTTCGTAAAATACTGTGGTCAGTTGCACCAACACCAGCAGTTTTCCTTGCCCCACCCGTAGGGTCCGGGCAAGCAATGATTCTTCGATCTACACCATATCTACGTGTTACTTCTTCCGCAAAATCCCATGTTGTAGCACCTCCCGTGAGCATAATTTCGTCAAAAACATACAAATTCTCGTCATCTTTAACCGCACAAATACCACTCATGGGATCAACGTTAAAATCCACTCCCAATAAAAGAGGCGCAATACTGATGTCTTTAGAAACTGTGGAAATGTTTTCGTCTGAGAATGAGACTGCAACAAGACCCGTGAGATTCTCGAAGCTTGCCTCAAATTCTTGCCTGAATGTACGTTCGTCTAGTTGAGCACGGGCGGCTTGAACCTCCTCTGCTGGAACGTTTCCCCCATCTATTGTGGTAAAACTCCACCTATTCCACTCCCCTGTGGGATCGTCAGGTACATAGCACCATAAATCGTAAAACCAGCTAGCTGTTCCATCCGGTGTACTGATAAATAACGCCCAACCCTGTTTATCTGCTAATGCTGGCCTTATTACCTCGAACCAAACCTCTGAATCCATGAAGGCGGCTTCATCTAAGACCACTCCAGCGAGACTTCGGCCTCTTAGGGACATTGCGTTCTCTGTTCCCTTCAGTTCAATCATCGAATCGTTGATTAATTCGATTTTTAGGTCAGTTTCGTTCTTAGATTTGATCCATTCTTTAGGGATTAGTTTCTTTATCTCTTTCCAGGCAATATCTTTTGCCATTCTGTATGTTGGAGCACAGTAAAAGTAGGTTTCTCCCGGCCTCTTTATTGCCGCTTTTATTAGTTCTATGCAGGAAAGATAGGATTTCCCGAAGCGTCTACCCGCTACAAGGACACGAAATCTCTTCCTGTTGTTGAATACCTCCCCCTGCGCCCATCGAAGAGATAGTGGTTGTGTTTTTACTGTCATGTAATACAGAATAATAGGTTTTTGTACCTCTACCCCCTCATTTATCGACTATTTGTAAGATTGCAGGTTATTATTTATTTAGTAGTTGATGTTTCCTCAAGTGACAGACGCTTATTTAGACGCACTTAATGACTTTGATGGCCCCTTCATAGAAGAAGAGGATGATGAAATACTGCCCACAAAAAAGAAAGGTAGAAGTCATGCTGCTGTTATAAAAGCCAGGCAGCAAAGGCTTTATAAAAGACAGTTGGAAGGATTAACTGTTCGACAGTTGGTTCTAGATCATGCCTCTAAAGAAGGAGTTTGTGATAAAACTGCCTGGACTGATTGGAAAGCTGTTAATGCTTGGAACGAAGAAGATTGGCAGAAAGATAGAGATAATATGCTCTCCAGGTTGCAGAGCATGAGAGTGCAATTGTTTAATAAAGCTGTAAGGAAAGGGCAGCTTCAAACTGCTGCTCAAATACTTGATTCATTAGGTAAGGTTATTGGGGAGAGCGTGGAAACTGTGAATATTAACGCTCCAGAGCTTAAGATCCAGGTCGAGAATAGAGAGGGTAAATAATATCGGGGATGTACTACAGAAGTAATAAGGTTTGTTAACACTACCCCCTATTAAGGGGGTTTTTAGTGGAGTGAGCTTGACGGGGTAGGGCTGCTACTGTAGTATATAGAAGTACTACATAAGAGCTTATTTTTAGATTGATCAGTAGGTTCCGGGGGATTAGGTATCTTTCTCCAAAATTTCCTACTCCTCCCCCTCAAAAATTTTAGACAAAAAAATTCCCCGCTCGGTGGCGGGGAACAAAAATTATTTGATGAAGCTTGGAAGTTCAA